TAAAGAGTTTGATAAAATGAAATTAGCAACACCTATTAATGAAGGTTGGTTGTATTCTAAAGATGATAAGTCTATAAAATTATTTGCGTCTTACGATAAAGATGATGATGGAATTACTTTTGGGGATCGGACGATGATTCCTCGACAGTGGGTAAAGAAGATTCAGAAGATATAGATGGAGTCACATTTATCAATTGCCCGTAGTCGTCTAGAATTTGTTTCATTTTTGCTTCTAACTCTTGTTCTGATAGGTCCTCTAACTTTCCTGTTTTTATTATTTTTCGGTCTATATATAACCCTGCTGCTTTTCCTCTGTTTGCTTCAGCATTTACCGCAGATGAAAAACTACCTTTCTTCAAAGCTGCTTCTCTTAATCTCGCAAGTTCGGCAACGTGTCCCTCGTAAGTAACTTCGTGTTTTCTTAATCTTTCTTCTTTAAGTTCACCAATATGTTTAACAACAAGTGGTGAGTATTTTGGATTAGTTAATTCTGATCCTTCACGCATTGCTCTATCCTTACTGTAACCAGCAGCGATAGCAGCTTCACGTTTAGTCATTGGCCCATCTGGTCCACCGAATACTAAAAACTCAGCAAACCTTTGTTGCATTTCTGTTAATCTTTTTGGAACTCCCATATTGACTTTTTAAGGGAACTATCCTATATTGTCAACCATGAAAGTATATGGCAGAGGCGATGCAGACTTAGAAAGGCGTATAGAAAAACTACAAGAACAAGTAGAAGGATATAAAGCTTTAATAGAATTGTATAAAAAACAATTATGGGAACTAAGGTTGGTATCGTCAGAAAATGAAAAAAATATTAATCTCTTGCAAGGTTACAAAAAAGTGATAAAGGACTTGACAGCTAAGTTAAGACGAAAAGATTCGTGAGAGTACAAGACTTACAACTGTTTCTAAGTAACTTTACAAAAGGTTCGGACGCAATAAAGAACGCAGTCATTTTTGTAGAGAAAGACGGAAAGCTACATGAGATTAAACGAATGGAAGTACATGAAAATGCTACTCCTATCATTGGTCAACCTGGTCATAGCACACACAGATTAGTTTTAAAAACTCAAAAACCTTCTTCACTTATCTTACCTGATAAACTTCAACGGGACTACTAAATTCCCTTGAAACCAGAAGCTAAATTTTATGCAAAAGTTAAAAAAACTATTAAAGATATTTCGTGGATTAGACTTGAAAATAATAGTTTACTCGGTACTCCCGATCTATTGGGTTATAATACTTCTGGGCACTTTTTCACTGTAGAATTAAAGGTCTGTAAGGGGAATAAAATAAGGTTTTCTCCACATCAAATTGCCTTTCATGTGAAGCATCCACACAATACATTTATTATGGTAGAGGCCCTTGGTTCAGGTACCGTGAAACTTTTCCGTGGTTCAAGAATCTTGGAGCTTGAGGCTTGCGGCTTGAAGCTTGAGGCTTGCAGCTTGGGGCTTGATGCTTGCGGCTTGATGCTTCAGGAGCTTGGCGCTTGAAGCTTGTTGCTTGAGGCCCGGACCAGGACGCACGCTTGTCGCTTCCGTCGAAGCTTCGTCGCTAATGGCCTGATCCGATTTATTACGCTTGCGTAATTCTTTATAATATTTTGGGTGTTTAAATATATGCATTAATGTTTACCGTAACTAACTACTTTTACATCACCATCCCAGCATTGTCTACAGCTGCCACACTTGCCGCCCTGATTAGGAGCCGGACAAGTCGCGCCAGTCTTTACAACCATTGAAGAGTTGGGCCAGGTGTCGTTGCGCTGGTCCATCATTGGAGGGGAGAACCTTATAACAAGATTGTCAGGCTTGCTGGCCAGATGGTCCTTGATCCACGCTTCACGCGTTGGCAGCCAGTGTCTGGTGTCAGGTGTTAACCTGCATATTTCAAAAATTTTATTTAGATGCTGCTGGTCCTGTACGTCACCGGCATCATGCCATCTGAACCACTTCTGGCGCTTGATCACCGCAGCCATAGCATCAACCCAGCGCGGGTCCTTCGTTGCATCCAGTCTTCTATATTGAGCTTCTTTAATAGCTTTATATCTTGTGTAGTTACCCTTCAGGGCATAACACATTGAACAAACTGAATTTTTAATTTTACGTAGCTTGCTGCCGGTCTTACACTCCCACGCTGGCAAGCTGTAACTAAGACCAGGCATCTTGCTTGTCTTTGTAAACGAGTCTGTAATTTTAATTGCTTCTTTTACTAACATAAATCTTTCTCCTTTATTTTATAGGATACTGTAACAGAGTACAGATTTCTTGTCAAGCTTGCGGCTTGAAGCTTGCAGCTTGCGGCTTGCTGCTTGTAGCTTGGGCCTTGTTGCTGGAGCCATCTCCAATGGCCCAGATAAATCCGGGCCATTGGTAATCCTGGACGTCTACTCACCTTTAACCTCTTCCAGATATTCATCCTCAATACCGTCGCAAAAACCGCTGTGGTCTCCGGTGTACTCATACTGCTTGCCATCGATGCTCTCACCGTTTTCATCAACTTTTAAAAACGTGAGCGTGTGCACCTGCAGGCCATAATATTTTTTCTTCATTGCCAGTAATCTCCACCAGCAGCGCTGTTCAGGCAGGTTAAATATTCAGACTCTGACAGTCCTACCTCTTCTAACAAGAACGTATGCTTGTCACCCTGGAACCCGAAACGTGGATCCTTCAGGTACTCGACTGCTTTGTCTAAAATTACGTGGCGCTTGCTGCCTCCTGGTTGATATTCTTTTTTCATTGTTTTTTTCATAATTTATCCTTTCTAAATTTATCCTACACTATCCTATACCAGCTGTCAAGCTTGAAGCTTGAGGCTTGAAGCTTTTTTCTTTCTGTTGCAAATTAGAATCATTCTAAACTGCATTTGTGATTGCCGGTAGGTCTCACCCGGCTTTACCCTAACGCGTGTCGCGCATAGCGTCCAAGACCAATTGGATCACAGATCAGTGAGCAGAGGTAATTCCACTGCGGGTTCTTCCATTACATTAGTCACTGATCCCAGGTCCACCTGCATATGCATTTAAGAAGCCGCATCAGTGGACCAGGGATCAGTAGGTGATTGTGGACTGTTCCGCTACCGTCAGTTTGAGCGAGTCTCAGAGATCCCCGGTATACCAGCTACCCACACAGTACCTACACTATTTCCCAACCAATTACTTCCCGGTTGTGAACTGATCCCAGATCTAATACATGCTACCGCCACTTGCTTTTTCTGGACCGGTCCCCAGATTGCAGAGGTATTAGATCAGGGATCAGTTCTGGCTGTTCATTGTACGAAGACGGCATATTGCGGTGTGACGTACAACACAACCAAAAATTGTCCCGTTATTTTGAGTTTTTAATTCCGTAAATAACAAAAGGGAATTAATCCTATATAGTCCTTGACAATAGTATTGTCAAGTGTTAAATTAATTTTTATGAAAGGAAATAAAAATATGGAAAAACAAAAAAGAATAACACTTAACGCAGAAAAGCGAAAAGTGATTGCCGATGTATTTCAAGATCATTTTGAAAGTAATTCAAAATTTAAGAAATCATGGCAAGAAGCAAAAGATAAATACAACGAACTACGAGAACAGGCAAAAGTTAAAATAAATGATCTCGTAAGATTTCATCAACCACAAGAAGATGTTGATACAATTAGAGCTATGAATAATAAGTATGGCGATAGTGGTGGGGATTTATACCATGATAATTGTTTTCATGTTCAAACTGATACACCGAGAATTGATACTGACTACAATGACAACAAAGTTGAAGTCTATGATGATGTTCATATCAAGTTTGATAGTGATAAGGAATTTTTAATTTCTTATTATCGTGATGAGATGAAAGCAAAAGGTCTTGACGCAGATTATGATGTAAGATTAGGCGACAATTACGATAAAAGAAATCCAACTTATTATAATGCTGAAAGTAATGTAAATAAGTATTTGGGTTATGGTTCTCGTAATGATGCAAGTGGTCAATCATCTTATGCTAAAGATACTTGGGACAATGATTTTAAACTTTGGGTTATTGGAACAAGTTATTGTAATACTCGTATGTTTCAAACTAACAATGAAACCTACCTTTGGTTTAAACATTTTAATGTTGCAAAAGATAATGTAATTCTTGCTCACAAAAATCTCTTTGACCATGTTGATAAGAAAATGCAGAAACTTAAACTTGGTTTAAAATCTTACAGATACTTTGACCAAGCAAAAGAACTAGCTGATAAACTTGGGGTTGTATTAAATGAGAGTGTATTAGATGCTCATTCTAGTATGGCATTATCAATCTATAGTCCAACAAATCTTGCTGATCTTTTAACAGATGAGGTTGAACAAACTAGAGAGGAAAAAATAGCAATAGCTAAAAAATTAATGGCAGAACAAATTAATTTAAATTAACTATTGACAGGGCTATCCTATTAATATAGGATAGTCCTATAACAGAAAGGTATAATATGAAAACATTTTACATAACTTATTGGGCTTCTAAACATAAGAAGCATATAACAAGAAAAGGCAAACATGATGAGAAGTCAAGATATGGAACATCAAAAAAAGGTGTACCTTATTACGTTTATTATGATTTAGATAGTCACGGATATAGAACTGCGACTACATCTTGGAAAGTAAGGCATTAATGGATTTTAATTGGTGTCATGGTCCACAGTGTCATACAAAACACACAGTGGACCGAGTGAGGGGTGTTAAAGGCTCAAAGGTTTTAAGAACACGTAAGGTTAAAGTTTATAGTAACAACAATGGTTGGTATAGTTTTTTCTGTAGTCAACGATGTTATGATGACTTTACTAATAAACATATTGATCAAGTGTTAGCCATTGCGCCAAGAACCGAGTGTCTTGAAACACCGATCGAGGATCCACAGAAAACAAGACATAATAGTAACTATGGTTATTCTTGGAATGAATGGGATATTAAGGTTGACGAAAGCAGGCAAAGCTGATAGGATAATCCTATAACAGAAAGGTATATATGACTAAACAAACAAAAAACTTTATTCCTATTAGCGATGAGCAA